GCCACCTGTACCGCGTGACTCTTGTGCTTGTAATTTTGCACGGATTTCTGCTAATGATGTTGCCATGGTATTACTCCTTGTGTTTTAAGTTGGTCTTTAATATGCCTAAACGTACTATGCATTTATATATAGTACGCTATAATTATTTATCTCGCAACGGTTATTTTCAGATATTTTAGCCAAAACAAAAGGGCCCGTAAGCCCTTTTGGTATTACTCTTGTATTATCTTATTTTTGTAAGCCTGCAATTTTACGCATTTGCTCAATTGCTTCATTGAATTCAGTTTCGGCTACTGTATTTTTTGCTTGTAGTTTGTTGTAATGTAGTAAATCGTTTTCTGAGTCACCTTTTTTCATAGCCTGATATTGACTTGGCATAATTTTAAATTTATCAGAGATGCTTAATTCTTTTGCGCCCATGCGTTTCATTTTTATATCTTTGTTTACATGATCATCACCAGCAACACTTTCATTCGCTACCTTTTCTGCGTCAAGTTTAAGAATATTATATTGTTCATCACCAACTTGAATAACATACTTTTCATCTATATCTAGTATCACTTTACCTTGGATTTCTGGAGAGCCTTTCTTTTGGATAATATCACCTACGTTAATAGCGCCTTCATTTACTAATCTTTCAAATGCTTCTTCTAAAGTTTCGCCTTGTGCTAATTTTTCTGTTCGTCTGCGAGCAACATCGCTCATATGATGGATTTTGCCTACAGGATCTTTTTTCTTGCCTTTAGATTTTTTCCAATCACCTTCGTGTTCCCAGCCTGTTAGTTTGCCTGTTTTTGGATCGTATGTTACTTTGTCTTTGGCTTCATTGACATCATTTTCTTGATCAAATTCTTTCTTTGAGATAAAATGATTTTCTTCACAACATCCAAGTTTGTCATCACGTGGGTCACCACAATAGACACATACTTGTTCACTGTCGTCAATGTCTCGTTCTTCATTTATTTCTGGATATTCTACACCCACTTCATTGTATACTTGTCTAACCATGTTACTGATATCACTTGAGCCTATTTCTTCCATTGGTGCATGGAACGATGCTACATCACTTGCAGCATTCATAACACCGTCTGGGCCTGCTTTCTTAAGTAATTCGCTGTGGTCATTAATGCTATTTAAGATTCTACGTATGATAGCTGATTGTATTGATTCAGTATTTGCTAAGAGATCTTCATCATCTTCGCTTACTTGACCGTCCATGCCGCCATCACCTGAACCGTATGTATTGCCTTCGTCTAGGTCTCCACCTTCGCTTTCTGGTTCTGGTGTGTCTTCATCGCCGATAGCATCTAAGATAGCCTGATACATCTGTGGATTAACTTCTGACAAGCGTTCCATAACAGCATCACGGGCATCTGCTTCAGGATCTACTTCAGCAATTTCTTCTAGACTGTCAAATAGGCTGTCGTCACCAAAGATATTATATAATACGTTGGTTGCATTCTGCGCATCTACGCCCACTGGTAATTCTTGGCTCAAGATGTCGATCAGTTTCTGCTGATCTTGCTCGGTCTGCGGCAATGCCCAGGTACCTTCTGATACAGCAGTAGCCCAATTTTCAAATTGTTCTGTAAATTTGTTTTCTTTTTTCATAGTATATGCCTTGTGCACCAAAGGTAGTGCATCTTCCATTTTATCGTTAAATACACGCTTAACAAAGCGTTCTTTTATTTCATTCAGATCAACATCATCTTCTGGAACATAGCTAGTTGATGTTGCTACAAATTGTTCTTTGCAGGTTGTGTAACCTTTCTTACCACTCATGCGTTGTAGTGTATTTTTTAATAGCTTATGATAGTCAAATGCTGACTCAACCATGGTCTGTGTTTCTGCATCTTCAAATGTTCTGCGACGGACATTGTTTAAGAAAGGTTTAAGTTTAGTCGCTTCTACAGCCATTTCAGTAATATGTTGACCAAGCTCATCGTGTGGAGTACCACCAGCTGAAATATGACGTGCCATGGCACGGCTCGCTGTTAGGCTTTTGAACGGCATCTTAAAGCGTTCGCCTTCTGCGTTTTCAACATATACAGATTTAATATGGCGGCTACGAGCGCCACCCATTTCATCTGTTACAGGTTTGTCGTGGCGTACAATAATACGCACAGGACCAAACTTTTCGTAGCTAGATTTGCTAGTACCATATAGTCGGCTTTCGGCAACTACATCATCTTTATCGTAGGTATTGTCCGCTTTTGACACCTGTGCTAGATCACGATGTTTTAGTGTTGATCGAGTAATATCACGTGGTTCAAAACTTAACATATTACGTTTAGCAAATTCACGTAGCTCACGTAAAAAGCTGTACCATGTATTACGTTGTTCTTTGTCTAGATCTTTGCTGATATTCTTGCTAAAGTAGACCTTAAGGCTCATTTCATCTATCAAACTGATGGTGATATTACCATGATTTACATCATCAACAACATAGTCAAAGTTGAAAAAACGTGCCTTTTCTGGATCTGTAGTAGCCTTGGCTTTTTCATCACCTAAACTGACATCTTCAAATCTATCACGGATTTTCTCAAATAGACTTTCTGCAATTTTGTTAATTTCTCTCATGTAAGTATTTATCTAGGATATGAAGAATGGCATGGGCTCAACTATGTCTTCTAAGCTGTCTTTCATGGTTAGATCAAGTTGACTATCAAAGCTCTGCAGCATCTGTGCCATGCGTACTGTTAGTAGCAAACTCATTACCAAATCATCAGTTTCGCCCGGTTTAGCCGCATAACTAGCACCATTGGCTACAAATGTCTTAAGTTCACTTATCAACGGACGACTATACACTGTCATGCGTCGGCTTTCTAGTAGATTTTTAAGTTTAGCACAAGCTGATATTTTACTTTTATTAGTAGTATTGAATCCTTTGCGATATCTGCGGCCACCACCCATGTGTCGGGGTTCGCTTAGGAATATACCACGGATGTTTTCCTCACCAATTTCGCTAATACTGATCAGAGCAGCTTCACCCACTGTATTATTTTCTACACTATAATAGATATTAGTCTGTGTGACAGTTTCTGCCAGATATTTGGTAATTTCACTTAAAATACCCACCTGTTGTTGTATAGGAGTACGATTATGTTGCCACTCTGCTACCTGCCGGAATGTAGGTAATTCAAACACCTGTATACCAGCAGGATCTCCGCCAGTGCCTAGACTAGGATCTAAACTTACCACATAGGTATATTGCGCTTCTGGGCGTTTATACCAACGCACTTGTCCTTGATGTTCAATAGGGTCTAAGCCTACCATTTCGACTAGGAATCCTGGATTGATTAGTGTTTCATCCCAGATGATAAATTCACAGTCCATCTCACGACGGAAACGTTCATCACCAAGTTGGCTGCGAGTCTGTACTGCCCAGGCTTCATCACGATCTGGATGTTCGTTCCAATAGCTACGGAATGCTTTGAATCCGTTGATACCTATTTCAGTGGGATTCCCAAACTCGTCAAACTGTTTGTTAGCACCTTTCCAAAGAGTAGCAAATTGATCTTCATCACTGTTAGGGGTTGAAGTGATAATACATTTACCACCAGTTGCTAGTGTTGGGCTAATAGAAGTCCAAAACTCACGACCAATGGTAGGGCGCACAAACGCAAACTCATCTGCGTATAGTAACGAAATACTCATACCTCGACCAGTGTTTTCTGTTGTAGTAGCACTCACTATGCGACTACCATTGTCAAAGTCTATACTACCCTTGTTGTAACTCACAGCACCTGCACGTATGTAGTCCGGCACGCTTTCATAAGCATAGCGTATACGTTGCATGATTTCTTGTGAGCCTGTGTATTTGTGTGCGGCAATCAGGATAGTGCTGTCGGGAACGAACATAGCATACCAGAGTAGATATCCAGCAGCACTTGTTGATTTACCTGTTTGCCGAGGCATCAATGAGATGCTGAATCGGTAGTTATGGTATGAATGGATTAGACGTTTTTGATATTCAAATGGTTTATACAGCATACGTCCTTGGACAGGATGCTGTATATAGAAGTAGTTACTCATAAAGTACTCAGGACCCGTAACAGGATCTGCGCACTTTGCGAATTCTCTTAATTGTTCTTCTGTAAAAGATTCCTTGGTATGAGGTTTCTTTACTAGAACGCTGTCTGTACCTTTAGCTGTTGCCATACTATTACTTATCTTGGCAGGATTGGGTTATTACAATTACCAGGGTTTTTCGCCTGTCATGTATGGTAAACTAAACCATAATTTAAACCATTCTGGAGTACCCGGCTGGATATTGTGTGTGTTTTGATACTGTATTTTTTCGTTGGCAGTTACGCTCATATTACTGCCTTCTGTGCTGACTGACCCTTCACCTTTATATTCCTGTAGGCGGCCAATATTTTGTGTGATGCCAGCTAGTTGTTTGATTTGATCTAGATCGTCCATGATTATGATTTACGTTTGATTGGTCCAGTGCGGCCGACTGGGCTGACTTTGTTCACTGAATCTAGTTCCATGCTTCGATGATCAGGAATGCTGTGGCTGACTTCGCTGTCAACTGTGTTAAATGCACTCTGCATCATTATGTGCTCTTCTTCAGTATATGGGCGTGCAATATTGTGTTTGCCAAACCACGATTGTTCTGGAACATCTACTGCTTTCGTAGAAACACCATCTGATTTAGCTGCAGCCATCATTATTCGATTAAGATTATAGATACGATCGATACCATCATCTCGCCAAGACCATTCACCCTTGGACGCATATTCAGATCGTTTAGGAATTTTTCCTATTTTACCTTCAATGATTATTTCATTTATTTTCATATATTACCACTTGCGACATGACCAGTAGCGTGCTTTGGTACGAGGTCCAGGATTAGCACAATTGTGACGTGCTCTAAAACTTTTACGTCTTGCTGGAATATATTTCTTAATACGCATGTTGGGATCACCAAAGTTTACTTTTTTGATGTTGCCAGTCTTAGGATCCTTAACATAAACCTTAAACTTCTTAACATCGCCACGCATAGGCTTACCAAGAGGTACTTTACGGCCATGATACTCTGCTTCATCCAACTGCTGATCTTCGTTATACCACATTTCACCATATGCTTCGTAAAATTCATCTCCCTCGTAGGTTTCTTCGATGGGCACGCAGTTATTTACACGTACACCACCTTTGACTTTGGTCTTGGGATTACCAATCTTTTTACCTTTCCAACACTTAGGATCTAAGCGTTGACTGGTTGCTTTTGCTTCAGTAATGATCTCAATGATTTTCATTTTATACCGACCAAAATTGTTTTAGATGTGTTAGAGTTGCGTCTATATCAGCATCAGGATTAAACTCACCGTCTTCATCGTGAAACGCTGCTTCTGCTTGCTTAAAGGCATTATTTCTAGCATCAAAAGTTCTGCTGTCAATCATCTCATCATCATAGTCTGCTCTTAGAGCATCATCTGTAAAATCCATAGCCCAAACTACTTCATCGAGATTTTTAGGTCCTGATACTAGTATGCGTCTTAGCTTTTTATTTGTAAGATGATCAAATGTCTGTGATTCATATAAATCGTCTTCGTCTTCATCACGATCGTTTAGGATACTGCGTAGGCTAGGAATACTACCTGGTTGGCGGCGATCGCTTAACCAGCTTTCTAAGTGTGGCTCTAAGTAACTACGTATCTGACCTGCAAATGGACCTGGAACTTCACGACCATAGCGTGCTAGGTTGTTAGCAATACCAACAGCATGTCGCAATGTTTCGTCTAGTTCATCTAGCATGTCGCTGATCTGAGCTAGGTCAACAGCTTCTTCCTGGATAGGTTGCCCTGCGGCAATAGCATCAAGTCTGTCAATGTATTCTTTTAATAGGTCTTTGCTACTCATATTATACCTTAATGTCGTCGATCATTGATTGATAATCGTTCCATAACATATTTTGGATAGCTTCCTTAACTGCCATTGGATTGTCGCCTGGGTATTCTTTTTTATACTGACGTTTAGCACGATTTAAATCAGCTCCAGCTGGGATCGCAGCATCTGTTCCTGCCACTTCTTCACGAGGTGTGTTTGTGTATTCTATCTCACGTTCTTTAGGGCTATCTTCTTCAAGTGATTCGCAACCACAAGGAGCAGACCCACATGTACCACATGATTGTTCTGCTGGTTGTGCCTGTATTGCAACCACTGGCATACCACTTAACTTACGGATTAGATTAACTACATCTTCTTCACCATTGGCTGATACATTAACGTTAATATCTTCTTTTACTGTATATCGTTTACCGTCCACTTCAAACTCCTTTTCGCCTGCGGCTTTTGCAGCTGCTAGAGCGCCTGAAAATTCATTACCTTCGCCTACTTCAGCTTCACCAACTAATACTTCATCTTCAACATCTTTGATAGGAGTAGTATCAACACCTGCAGCTGCTAAGAACATTTCCTTTTTAAATCTTGGATTTTGTTGCTTGAATATATCTGCGTGGTACATGGCCAATTCTGTTCTTTTTGCCATATCTGGAATAGATTTAAGTAAGTCTGCTACCATGCGGAAGTCTTTACGTGTTGCGGCTTCATTTAATTCTTCTTCGCTACAGCCCATGCCTTCGTCCATGGCTTTTTCATCTTCACAACAGCAAGGATCAGCATTGCATTTTGGGCAACCTGCATAGGTTAATGGGCTTGCTGAGTCACCTGGAACCTTTGAATCGTAGTTTTCACGTGTTAAACCGGCTAGTCTGGCAATTTCATCTAATTCTTGTACAGCATCTACAGTTGGTTGTTCACTGACAAATGCGTTCATTGGTGCACCACATTCCATGGCTTCTTTTTCTTTGCTGGCACAGAAGTGACCATATGATGTAGCACAGTCGCTTAGGAAATCTTCATCGTAGTGTACTAACCAACGAGCTGCCTTTGGTGTTAGTTTCATTTCAATCAGTTCGTCATACACTGCTTTAACAAACGCTTCTGAATTTGCATCTAAGTGTGGTTGTTCATCACAAAGAACTCTACCAATTGTTTCATATGTGTATTCACTGCTTTCTGCGTTACGGCTTTCTGCTAGTTTGTGTCCTCTAATAGCAGCAACTTCTTTGCCTTTAAAACCATGAGGTTTGGCTACTTTGTTCCAATCTGCCTTAGTAAAATCTTTAGCAGACTTGTAGCCTTTCTTATCAGCGATACTAGTCAAATCTTTTGTTACTTTATCGGCGGCTGAAGGTCGACCTTCTTCAACTTGACCTTTGTTATGTGCTTTCCATGTAGTAGCATAGGCAATTGCTTTATCTTTACCAGATAAATGACCATCTTTGCTTAAAGATTTTTTAATGCCTTTAACCATACGTTCAGCTTTAGCACCTGGAGGCGCTACTTCATCTAAATCATCTTTATCTTCGTCATCTTTTTGTGCTGATCCACCATAAGCTCGACCTTTAACAAAACGTGAGGCTGACTTATAGTCATCATCCTTTTCAGCACGTTCATCTTCTTGTTTGTCTTTAAGTGCTTGTAGACGTTTACGTTTAGCAACTGCATCAGAATCAACTTCTGCTGGCTCGTGTTTTTTAGCATCTTTGGCCGCTTGCTTCATTGGCTCATCAGTGTCGCCATCTTTGTCAAGATCTAAGAAGTCTGGTTTAGCAGCTTCACCTAATTTCTTACCATTGGCAGCGGCTTTTTGGAATGCTTTCTTACCGTATTTTTTACGACCAATTGCGGCTGCAACGGCTTCTGGGTTTTCAGCACTGCCACCTTTCTTAATTGCGGCTACTGTTTTTTTAAAGCCCATGTATTTTTCCATCAGGCTTTCTGCTACTTGTTCTAAGTTTTTCATACTTGGGTTTCCTAGGTTTTCTTCTAAATCTGTTCCACGTGATCCTTGCGGCAATTCAAAACTAAAGCCTGACGGCTTTTGTTGTGCTGTATCCGTAGCAAACATGTCTAACGTTTGACCTTTTTTCATTGGTGGTTTTTTTGTCTGTGGTCTGTTAACGTTAGCGATGTAGGCCAATAATTGATCTGCATCAGCCAAAGTGTAGTTAAAAAAGTTATCTTTGTCTTTAGACGTTATCACACGTTTTGTCAATGATTGTAGTAGTTTGACCACGTTAGCTAAAGATAAATTCAATGTGCGGCCATTGGCAAAATCAAGTTTCACTGCTGGTGGTGGTGGATTTCTCCATTCTGCAGGTGCTTCACCCGGATATTTCAAAGCAGCTTGGTATTGTGTATGATCTGCCATGAAATTTGCTATTTTCATAGCATTTTTTTGTCCATCTCCAGTCACTGGTTCTGTACTATCTCCGTCAACCTCTTGAATGCTTTCGGCAGCCTGTCTAAATTGTTGTGGGATCACTTTTGTAAGTTTAGAAAAATCAACATCAGTTACGTTGTCTGATTGTTTGGCTGGTTGTACTGCCTGCGGTGTTGATTGAGATGTTGCTTGTGGAGCTGTAGTAATTTGTTTTACCGTAGATTGCAATCGATTTGGTTCTTGTGCTACTGTGTTTGTTGCTGCATTTGTTTTAGATTTACTTACAGCCGGTGTAACTGCCTGCGCTGGTGCTGGCGCTTTTGTGGGGAAATTATAAATGTTATTGGCTTCTGGTTCTGTTTTTGATGCCGCAGGTTGGGAAGCTTTTTGTGTTTTTATTTCTGGATCTGCTATCTGCTGTATTGGAGCAGTTGGATCTGCGGCTATTGCGGCTTTGGCAGCATCAGTATCTTTTTCAATTTGTTGTGCTGCTTGTGCAGTATAATGATCTTGTGCTGTAAGCTGGCCCGATGCTACTTTAGCATTTAACTTTTTAAATCTGTCATTCATCTGATCTGTTACTGCTTGTGCTTTTTTAATCAGCATGCGATCTTCTTCTTCTGCGGCTTTTGCACGTTCTAGTTCTTCATCTTGTTTAGCAATATGATAAACCATAGCTTCTAAATCATTTTTGGCACCTGGACGACTAAATCTCGCCTTGGTCAACAGTTGATTGATAGTTGCATCTGCACTGGTAATGTCCCCTGCATCAGATTGTTTAATTTTTTCTGCTGATTTTCTTTTCTTTTTTTCAGCAACAATATTTTCGTTAAATGCTGCGTATTTTTTCTCAAGACCAGTAACTGCTTCCATGATATCACCGCGAGGATCTACGCTTTCGTAGACAGGCTCAGCAGTTGATACAGGATTCTCTTTAGGCACAAGCCCATTGAGTTTTCCTAAGATATCATAGATATTGTTGCTCATTAATAGTCCTTATTTTGCTTTAGGTATTGTATTTTGATGACTACCTACTGGACTTAACTCGCCAGGTGCTACATCATTTAATGTTTTACCATCAGCAGACCCATTACCTTCAATTTTAACTTTAGGTGTTTTGTTTAATTCTTTAAGGATAGTTTCTGCACCAGCATAGGCTTTGCTTGCGGCTTTTTGATCTGCGTCAGCTGCTGGGTAAGGTTTTGTTAGTTCTGCATCACCTTGTTTGTATTCTTTAATTTCGCTTTCACCATCTATGTTCCAACGCCAAATTTCTTCTGGATTATATTTAGGAATCACCACCACGTTAGCTGTAGGACAACCTAGGCGTTCAGCAACGATACTACGTAATTGTGCATCGTTTACTGGATATTTCAACACAGCATCCATGATATATACTTCACTGTTTGGAATATTAGGGAAGTCGATGTCGTTGGCTTTTATTAGTAAGCGTTTTGCTTCACTCACACTTTCTACAGCGTATTTTGCAAGACCAACTTTCAGATCATCTAATTTATCAGCTGGATTGCAGTTAGCAATTTTAATACGGAATTCATAAGTTTTTTGAACTTCTGAAAGGTATTTTAAAAAGTTTTTCATATGTTTATATCCTATTAGTGTTATTTATCAGTTTTACCCAAGATCTGCTTGAGTAATTCGTTGCGATCCAGTACTACTGCGTGTCCGTCTTCTGCATCAATTATCTTATCGCCATCCGATTTGTTATTATCTTTGGCAATTTGTGCGTCTAATCGGGCCTTTTTCAGCTGTAAATCAACCATACGTAGCTTCTTATCCAGCTTGGCTTGCTTGGCTGTAATAGCATGTCCTAGCAGGGTGCCTGCTGTGGCTAGGATGTGTCCGCTGAAGCGTGCTTCAACGTTCATGCCTAGATCAATTAGGTCCTGGAATTTTTCTTTAGCAAGGTCGCTGAGATCATCTAGCTCTTTATCGCTAGTGTCTAGATCGTTTACATAGGGTAGTGCCGCATCAATCTTATCAATTGCAGTGTCTACTGCTTTGATGATTTCACGATTTTCTTCGATGGTACTGTTGGCTTCTTCTAAGGTTGTAGTGTCAGAAGGTGGTAGGTTAAATAGTTCTTCTAGTTTTTGTGTCATAGTAGAAGTATTTACCGCTTCTGATTTTTGAAGATATCGTATTCGGTAACTACTCTAAAACGCATACCATTAGCACGAGCCCAACTATCTGCAGCAGCCCATTTGGCCATGTTAATTGCCACTGACAGTTTGTCACGATAACTACGAGCCGACTCCATAGTAGCTTCTTTGCTGGGTTTGATTTCTACTAATTCTGTGTGTTTGCGTTGGTTAGCATCTACATAGACTACTAGGAAATCTGGAACATATATTGTCTGTTTGCCACTGACTGGATTATAGTAAGGAATTTTAACTCCTTCGCTAGCCCATGTTAACACCGCGGGATTATTGTCACAGAAGCTCATAAATGTAAATTCCCAACTGCTGCGATATGTAGGCAGGCGTTTGCCCATATATTTGTCAGAATTTTTAATTTGATATTTACCGCTGGCGTATTTAGACATGATTACGCTAGCACTGCTCGTATAACATATTTACTGGTCTGTGGACTATTGCTTAATCCTAATAGGCTAGTGCCTACACGGTTGATATTAAGAAACATGGTTAGATACGAATTAAGATCGCCGGGACTTAATTTACGGAATTCGTCAATGATTTCCATTGGACGTATACCTTGACTCTGCGCAGTATACAGCACGGCCGCGGCCAATGCCGTACCGCTGTCTTTATTGCCAGTGACTGTTTGAAAGTATCCAATTATCGCATCATGCGTGTTTTCACTGACCGATTCAGTTTGTTTGAAAAAATTATCAAAAAATTCTGTCGTATTAGCAGTTGGTGAAAATGGTGGTAGATTTCCGTAGATCATTATAAGTCAATTCCTAAATTTTGGGCGATGCTAGAATTAGGTGACGGGACCTCATTGCTTTGTGTATTGATATTTGGGATACCTCTTCTTGCATTGCCAACTAGCCCAGGGATACTCTGCACGGATTTAGCGATACCATCTGCTACACTAGCCGCTGTTGGAACAAACACTGTACTCTGTGTATTTTGTCCTCTGAGTATGTTTTTTGCGGTCTGTGCTAGTTCAGCACCTGCTACTGTTTTAAGATTGGTGTTTTTAAAATTATTAAATGTACGTAATGACCCTAATACTGCCGCGCCATAATTACCTTGTTCTAAGTTGAATACAGCATCTCCCGCACCTTCTACTAACCCGCCAGGGCCAAGTATGCTGGTAGTGCCGCCACCTAAGCTGGTCAGTGGGCTTGGAGTATTATCATAGTGCATGATGTTAAAGCCCATGACCGTACCGCGACTAACTGCACCATATTCATATTGTACAGCTTCATAGGCCACAGTCATGCTGTGTTCCATTGGATTAAATTCACCTTGGGCATGTTGACCATGTTGGAATGATTGTATTGTAGGGCGGAACAAAATATAACTGCTAAATGATTTTTGATGTAGACTATAAATTCTAATAGCATTGATATAGTTAGGAGCACCGGTGCCTTTATTTTTAGGGCTGAATCCCCAGTTTTGTTCTTGTCGAGGTTTATATTTGTATTCTTGATTGTAAAGGGCAGCAGTATGATCACTGTCTCTGTAATAGTATGCATAATACCCTTGCCAGAAATTACGTATTACGTTGGCAGCATCATCATGGAATGTCAGAGTGATTGGATCGTAGTTGATTCGCTCCTGTACTATGTTTTTTCTATTATAACTGTTTAATATTTTATTTTGTATAGTGAACTTAGGTAACTGTGCTGTTTTAGCCATGAGACCTATTTCATATTGACTATTGGGATTTTGCGGATCTCGTTTGGCTATCGCTGGGTTAAGTTCGATAAACACATGGAACAGTGCACCACTTTTTGGGCTTAGTCTATACAAACTATCAACAAACGTTCGTGCCGCATGTTGATAATCTTTTACATTATCCCCTTGGGTTAATTGCTGTAAAAACTGATTAAAAAATCCCGACATATAAACCTTCCGCCTTTATATTATTTATCGTCAAAAAAAAGCCCAGATTAAACTGGGCTTTTGTATTAATTGTCGTCTGGATTAACCAGTAATTACTGAACCTAAAGTTCTTGCCACTGTAGAGCCAATACCTGAACCAATTGGTGTTTGGATAGCATTATCGTAACGTATTGTTAAACCGATAGTCATTGGATCGTTGCTACTATAAGTAGCATCACCGTAGTCAACTGATGTTAAGTAGCAACCATATAATTCCCAGCTTTCAAGAACAGTAACTTCATTAGCACCATTACCACCATCTAATACTTCAAACCGTGTTAAGAATTTATAGTCAATACCGCTTGAAGCCGATGATTGTTCCATAAAGTCAAATTGTTTCTGCATCTGTTCGCCAATGCGACGGCTGACTTCACCGAGTGCATCATCACGTAACATGCAGGTAACAGTTTCCCATGTAGGTTTACCAGCAAGATAAACTTTACTATTGTAGATAGGTATTTCAATTTGTTCAAAATTCAGTTGAGGACGTTTAAAATCCATAACTTGTTTTGTTAATTCAGTTGTTGGTTGGCTAACACCAAGATTCTCAAATGTCACGCGAAAGCGGAACTTGAGTTTAGGCATTAACAAGCCTTGGCTTGTTGCACTTTGGTTACTTGCCAACGGTACCGTAAATTTACTTAATGACGCTGTTGCCATTTTATTTTCCTTTTAATACTTTATAGTATTTACCTATTTTTCAGTTGAGTAATGGGAGTGTTGCCACTCCCATTAACTGCGTATATTAAACGATTGCTAACGGAGCTCCTGTGTTAACTAAACGTACTGGAATGTAGATGAATTCAATTGCTTTAACTGGTTTAATAGCAATATCTACATATAGTTCGTTACGGTCAATACGTTCTGGAGTGTTGTTAGTTGTATCGCAGACTACTAGGTAGTCGTAGATACCACGTTTAGCAACTAAGTCATTTAGCACAGCTTCAAAGCCTGCTTTAACTTGATTACGTGTAATTGTATCGTTTGGTTCAAATATAAACGGACGAGCAACGCTATCAAGTACTAGTCTTAGATAACATACTAGTCGAGCTACATTAATACGATCCATTGCTGTAGTTTGCGCTGCACGTGTCTTTTGACCATATGCTACTAGACCAACACCAGGAAGTACCGTTAACGGGTTAACTCTAGCCGCGTATAGTACATCACGTAAGCCAACAGTTACACCAATGCTTTTCCAGTTGTTTTCGTCGTTAATGTCAACATAACCAATAGAACTTACATTATCAATTAAACCACGACGTACACCAGCTGGTGCAAACCATGGGAATGATAAGTTATCACTGCGGATAAATGTGCGTAACATCATATGGCTTGGTGGAGTAACAACACTGTTGCCATCTAAGTTTGTAGATAGTCCACTCGGGTAGTAAACTCCTAAAAATTCACTGTTGCTGACCAGACCATCTTCACCATTAGATGCAGCCAATCCACTATTGTTTGCCCATGCCTGAACTGACGTAGCATCACTTGGTAATGTCAATGGACTATCACCAATAATAAACGCAGTCTGTTTACGATCATTGTTGAGTGTAATCATCTCGCCAATCAATTCTGGATATCCTGGGCAGCAGATTAAATTGAACTGTTGTTGTTCTTCACGTAATGCTGTGCTTGATGAAATGGCCGATTTTAGTGCGCGAACAACAACACTGCGTTGAGCTTTGTGCCCGAAATACGGAACACCTGTTGTTGGATCTTCGCCACTGTAGCTTACCCATGCTGCAACTACTGCGGCCGGAGTTGGATCGTCAGCTAATGCTTGGCTATCAAATCTCTTGACATTATAGCTACTACGACGTGTATTAAATAATAATGTACCACGTGCATACAGTTGATAGCTAGGACAGTCATAATCAATATAATTGCTACCCAATAAACTAGTAATAGCTGGAATATCAGCAGTGATTGGGTTTACATTGCCTGCGTTTGCCCAACGTGCATCAGCAAATAAAATACCATCAGCTGACACTTGGTCTGTCTTGTCAATTAAACTCCATACTGCTGTAGTAGCATCATAGCGATACAGTACTGGCCAATTTTCTAAATCACTGGTATCAATCCATAGATCGCCTGATACCAATGATGTAACTCCGTCACTTTGTGTTGTTGGTCGTGCAGCACTAAAAATCGGTCCATTGTCATCTGTTAATGCTAGATTATATCCACGTGCATCATTGGCCACGGTCAAGTAACCTTTCCAACCTGTACCATCGTTGATCAAGATATCAGCTTCTAATGCACTGTTGTAATACCATAATGTATTATCATTTGGATTACTGAATGGTGCAGTAGTACTTGGGCTGTATGTCAGCGATGTAAATGGGCTGGCCAAATACACACTGCCGGCTGTAATCGTTTGAACTTTGCTGTCAATCAACAAACCTGCCTGGCTTAGTGGATTGCCTGTACCTAAGGTGATCTTAATAGTACCGCCAGCTAGGTGGCTAATACTAATAGCACCTGTTGATTCAATCGCGGCACTGATATTTGGAATACCTGCACCTAAAATATCACCAACTAAACCACCAGCATTTGTACTGGTCAATGTGATTACTGCACTTGATGTAACTGCTGATGCCGGAACTGATGCTTCTAATGTAAAACTATTGCCAATACTATACGTTGCTGACCCGCCTGCAACGTTACCTGTAATTTTTAATAAACCGC